CTTCTACTTCTACTTCTTCCTTACGTGTATCTTTTCCGTCAGGTTTTAATCCTTTTTTCTTTTGAATGGCATTATGTACAGCACCTGCATGTTCTTTAGAACCGCTTTCTATCTTGCCGTCACCATCGTAATCCTTCTTTGCTTTTTCCTGTACCTGTTTATAGGCATCAGTCATATCAGGAAGTTCGTTTATTCCGAAAGAGTTCATTGTCATTTTAGTACCTTGTCCTTTTTATTTATCTTCTTTACGAACTCACCAGGTGTCAATTTCTTAGCATAGTTAGCTAATTCATCAGTTCCTATCTCACCTGCAGGTGTAAAGTTAAAGTATTTCATCTGATTTATCTCTTGTAAATCTTTCAACCAAGAACGATAGATTCTTTCCTGTTCATCTACAAAGATAACATAATTACTACCACGACTTACAACCTTTCCAGAGATACCTGTATTTACATTCTCTACAATAGATCCTATTTTAAATATATGACCATTAAAATAGTATTCTCTAAGTGATTGGGGATCTAATTTAGGTGCAATCTCATACAATGTATATGATGCATCTTGAAAATCATCAACATCTTCTTGGACTTGCATTGCTTGTCTTAGTGTATTATATAGTTCTTGCTTTCCTTTTCTTCCTAGTTTCTCTGGCATGCCTGACACAAATGTATCATAGTCATCATCCATAGCTGCCTTACGTAGCTTAGATGCACTCATTCCTTCTACACCCTCTGCATCAGGATCTCTGTCACCTGCAGAAGAAACTTTAATATCATCAAAGTTATATAAGTCACCGTTATATTTTGTTGCTAATGAATTAAATTCACTAACTCTATCACCACCAACTACTAAGTTAACTGAACTATATCCTTCACCATCAAGAGCAGTTAATACATCAAAGATAGTTCTCATATCTTCACTGCTCTGTATTGCATTTGAATGATCAGGGTATGCCTGTTTCATAAACTTGATCTTAGTGCCAGGATCCAAAGGATTTTTCTGAGGATCTTGTGATCTACTTGGGTATATTCTATACTCTCCTCCCTTAGAAGCAGCTTTTACTTTGCTGAGAAGTGCTTCATGTCCAATAGTAGGGGGATTAAATCTTCCAAAAGTAATAGATATGCTACCTTGATCGACCTGACCCTCGCCTCCTTCAGTTTCTTGTCCTCCATTCTCGGTTCCTCCTGCTAATTCTTTTCCCGATAACTTCGTAAGTTTACCGTCTTTACTCATATGCGTGACCTTACCAGTTTGATCGGCATATTTACCGTATCCAACGTGTGTAAGATTGAGTTTCTCTGCTTCTTGAGCTGCAAATGATTTTTGAGCTTCTTTTAGGAAAGCACTAAACTTTTTCATTCTTCCAATTTTTACTAAGATTAAAGTTTGCTCTGCTAAAGGTTAGTCTATCTACAAGTTTGTATGGAGTTTTGGAATTTATCACATAACCTTCGTGCTTTGAAGGTTGTCCATCGATATAGCATTCCACATCACCGCTTTCACGGATGGATTTTTGTAGACGCTGTTTCAGTTGATAGATGTAGTGCCATGCCTTAAAGGTATATACACTAACCTCTCCCTTATATTTATCAGGTAACGAATCGTACATTTCCTGTGCGTCAGGAATACGTCCTTCACGTACGAAACTATTGATATGTTGCTTGATCTTAGGTGCAACTTTTGGATGAGGAGTTTTAGATCTAAACACAGGTATAAACGACTTCCATTGATCTTTGAAATTTAATTCTTTCTCTACAAATGCCCATGCATCTGTTGCACTTACACAGTAACAAGTAGATGAACTAGCAAGATTAACCCCGATGTGCCCAATACAATCCGCAGAAACTTGCTCATAAAGAGTATGTGGAGCAATGACAATATAGCCAGGGACTTGAGTGGGAAAACGATACTCCAAACAATTAGGAGTGTAAGAATGTGACCCACCGACACCAATCCAGTCAGCTTGAATAATGCTATCGATACGAGGAGCAAAATGAAACAGTAACCTAAGAATGTCTGCCACATCGCCTTTGTGATTGGTCTCAATGTCGTCGAAGGAATAATTGATTTTCGGGATTTTTTTGTTGAAGACACTCTTTGTACCTACGAAAAATTTACCATTGACAGGATTAGTACCGAACACGACAGCAGGTGCACCGTCCCACTTGATACCAACAGTTTCACACGAGATCATCTGTGTGATTGCTTTGAGTGCAACTCTACGACCATTAAAGATAGAATCTTCTGGGTGTTCGAGGTGTTTGTTTGGCATGTCATCTTGTCTTATATCCATATTATAGCAGGTTTCTATGCCTAATGCGAGTCATGGTGGACAGTTTGATAACTGCACACTATTAATATGCCATTAGTGTTCTGTTTAAAAGTTTATTGATATCAACTCTACCTGGTCTTTGAACAAGACATAATTCATCCATTTGTTTTTGAAACTCATCTGTTATTGTAGCAAAAAATTGTGGCATTGATTTAAAATCACCTTTGTATCTTAACTGTAAATCTAATATAGGAACATTATCTCTAGATAATTGATAAAATACCTTAGCAGCATTTGCTGCCTCTTGTTTTTTCTTGTCGTGTGTAATTTTATATGGTTTATTATTACCTGCTAAGTTAGAAAGACCACACAGTACAGTATGCAAAGGAATAAACTTTGCAGGTGACAAAGTTAATTTATCTTTAGTAGGATCTTTGCTGTTTGGTTTATAGTCTGCATAACCAGTGACTAAACCAAATTCAAAATTATAATCTTTTATATTTTTTGCTTCTAGTTTGACATTTAGTCTAACCTTTAAAACCATATCAATTAATTTGTTAGCAAAAAATTCTGCATTGTCTTGAATAATTTTATTAAAACCTGTGAATAATTTGTTATCAGATTTTGATAGGTCTTTGTTAATATAATCCTTTAATCCTAATCGTCCTTTTGGTTTTTCATACACTGTACTTTCTCTTACTGTGCCGACAACATCTGATATCTCAATAGGTTTATCCTTATCATTAAAACCTTTCAAGTTAATCAGAGCAACCTTATCATTACTGTTAGGTTTTTCTAATTTGTAATTCCATATCTCCTCATTACTTAATTCATCTATACCTCTGATGTTTATTATCTCATCTTTATGTGCTTTTCTTACCATATCTGCAAAGTAATCTTGTCTTACTTTGTTTAAGTTATTAATTGCTCTAATATTTTTTGGATCAGTTCCCTCTAAAAAAGTACTAAATGCTTTGTTTATAATAGTAGGATCAGGTTTATTCTTATCTGGTTTTTTCTTTAGTGAGATACCAAAAAACTTTTTAGGTCCTGCTTGTACAACTAAGTCAGATGAATTATAATCAAACCCTTTACCCTTATCTTTCATTCTAAACTTTTCCACTTCTGATGGCCACGTAGCACCTGTCATATAGACAGCAGTTGCTGTCTTTACATTAGTTCCTGTCTTTGACATAAACTCTCGTACACCTTTAGCACCAGAAAATCCTGCCACAATATTTGCAACTAAGTCTGTTCGTTTTTTCTTATCTTTAAATTCTTCACCTGCACTCTTGATCATTGTTTTAAACTTAGAGTCAAGAGGTTTAATCTTACCAGATAATGCTACACCTTCTTTTGTAGACCAATCTAATAATTTTTGTCCTGTATTATCTTTACATAAATCATCAATTTCTGCATCAGTTATAAACAATCCAAGAGCACAAAAAATCTCAGAAGGTTCTAGTGACGTCTTTTTCTCAGTGCTCTTTGATGCCATTGAACTGTTTAACTATATTTATCTTCTCCCATTACATCCTTGAGATTTGCAAGGTAGTTATGAGTGTCCTTGATAGTTTCTATTGCCATTAAAACATCTGCTATATGCTTACTAACATATGGTTCTTCAGTCCTTGCTGCAAATGAGAGAGCATTTCTTAATGCTGCCTTTGCATCATCTAATGAGTCTGATACTTGTTGTGTGAGTGCCATCTTAGTGTGGATTATAGAATTTTAATACGTAAACTGTTGCTACAATAGTAATTATAAGAC